AACAAATTCCTTTTCAGTCCAAAGAATCAAGGCAATGGTTCATGAACAAGGTCAAGGGTCTCCGGGTTAAACAGGCGGATATCCTGAATGACCCCGCATTAAAGAATATGTCAAGGCCAAAACCGGGGAGGATGTTCACATACCTGTATGATCCTAAACACAAGGCCACACTCCCGTATTATGATAGGTTTCCGCTTATTATAATGGTAGGCCCGGCTCCCAAAGGATTCTATGGTGTGAACCTTCATTACCTTCCACTTCCCCTGAGAATGAAATTCCTCGATGGACTTATAAGTATCACGAACAACAAGAAGTTTAATGAAACAACCAGATTCAGAATGAGTTATGCAATGCTTAAAAGTTCTTCTAAACTAAAGTATTTCAAACCTTGTTTCAAACACTACCTCACCATGCATATAGAATCAAGAATTAAGTATGTAGAGGCTTCGGAATGGGAGGTTGCTGCATTTCTTCCAACCGCACGGTTCCGGAAAGCATCTGCTGGTTCCATTTACAGAGATTCCAGAAGGTTAATAGGATAAGACATGGCAAACATAATAAGTAAGGGATATTCAATAGCATCACAGGTGTATGGTGGTCTCAAGACTGTTGATAACTTCATAGGACAGTATGGTCCAAAAACGGAAATAGGGAAACGGAAATCTATTGATGGGTTTGTCTCTAACCAACTCCACAAAGACCTTGCACGGAAAGCTCATTTTAGAGTTCGAATTACTCCACCAGCTGGATTGAACTCTGTTGCTTTAGGAGCACATAAGGTTAATGATGCGATTTCTATGATGTGTTCAGAAACAGTATTTCCTGATATTTCATCGGAAGCGACACAGGGAGTTATTGGAACTGATAATGAATATGCAATAGTTAATAATTTAAATTATGCAACATGGGATACAACATTCCTTTGTGACACTGAACACACTCAACGAAGATTTTTTGAAGATTGGCTGAAAATGTCATATGTTAAGAACAATCTTCGGGTTGGTGGATCTCCAAATTATTATGATAACTATATTGGAAGTGCTGAAGTTTTCCAATTAAAACATAATTTCTTAGATGATGCTGGTGTAGGTGAAGGTGACGATTGGACATATAAAATGAGTTTAAAAGAAGTATACCCCACAAGCGTAAACCAAATGGATGCTTCATGGGACTCTTCGAATGATTTTCATAAACTTGTGATAATTTGGAATTTTAAGAGTTATGATATTGAGGTTCCTCCACAAACATAATATAGGCGAAAAATAATGGCATTACCAATACTAGATGTACCAACATATGAATTGAAGCTACCAAGTTCGGGGAAAAAGATTAAATATCGTTCTTTCTTGGTCAAGGAAGAAAAGATTCTAATGATTGCAAATGAAACGGGCGAAACAGAGGATCAAAAGAGAGCAATTGGACAAATTATATCAAACTGTACTTTTGGTGAGTTAGACTATGAAAACATGCCAACGTTTGATGTAGAATATCTCTTTATCAACATAAGATCAAAATCCGTAGGAGAAACTGTTGATCTTTCTGTTCTGTGTCCTGATGACAAAATAACAAGGGTTGATGTTAATATTAATATTGATGATATAAAGTGTAAAAAGCCCAAAAAGAATTCTAATATTATTAAGTTAAATGAAACTGTTGGTATTGTAATGAAATACCCAACCATGAGTATGAAGATTGAAGAGAAAGATGGATTTAGAATTGTTGCTGATTGTATTGAGTCAATATACGATGAAGATACTGTATATGCAACAGCTGATTTTTCAAAAGATGAAATTGATACTTTTATAGACTCAATGACACAATTTCAACTTGAAATGGTGAGTGATTTTTTTGATGATATACCAAAAGTATATAAGGACATAGAGGTTATGAATCCTAAAACAAAGGTTAAGTCCAAGGTACGGTTAGAGGGGATGGAAACTTTTTTCTAATGGCTCTTTCCCATTCCAGTTTGGGAACATATTATAAGACTAATTTTGGATTGATGCAACACCATAATTATAGTTTAACCGAAATAGAAAATATGTTACCTTGGGAAAGAGATATTTACGTTGGAATGTTACTCGATTATTTAGAAAAACAAAAACAAAGAGAATCACATGGCTGAACAAATATTACCAAATCCGGGTGATGCTGATTTTGCTCCAAATATAATAGAAGCAAAAGCACTAGAGAGCGTTGAGGAACAATTTGAAGCAAAGAAGAAAATCTTTGATGCTGAAAAGGAATCATTACTTCTTCGTGCAACCGCCAAGGATGATCAAAGTGCGATTGAACGAATTGAAGAACGTTTTAAACAGGTTGAAAAATATCATGATATCCGATTGGAAATGGCCAAAAAAATAGAAGACAGGGAAAAAGCAATTGCAAAAATTGCTGATGAAGGTGAGAGAAATGTTGCTTTACTTGCATTAGAACGACAGAAAAAAGAAATGCAGTTTGAAGAGATAAAAACACGAGCTGCAGAACGATATGAAACAACCCAAACAAAGTTGGGGGATATTTGGGACGATTTAACCGATCCAGTAAAATTTCTCAAACGCAAAGCGAAAGAAGCTACAATTTTAACTGTTGCACATTTTCTCCGAATGAAACGAGAAAAACAAGTTGAAAATCAGCGAATCGAAGGAATGGAAAAAAGTCTTGATGGTGTCGGTGGTTTCATGGAACAGGGTGAAACGGAATCACCAGAAGAAACTAAAAAGTATCATGCAGAAATGTTGGGGATTATGGGACGATTAACAACGTCCACGGAAGAGTCTACAGCAGAACAAATTACACAAAATAAAAAAGATTCTAGAATTTCCGCATCAGAAGAGTCTGCATCAGAAATGTTGAATGTTGAATCACCTCTTGCTTTACCAGCACCAAAAGAAAAGAAAGAAAAGAAAGATTTTTTCAGTATGTTAATGAAAATGGTTCCTGTACTTTCGGGGGTGGCTTCTTCGGTAACTGGTGCGGTTGGTGGAATTGCTAGTTCAATAGCTGGTGCAGTTGGATTAAAGTCTGCAGCTAATATGCTTGGTGGTGGTTCAAAAGCTGCAAAGGTATTACCAAAAACTGGATTTATGGCTCCAAAAGGAGCAGGGAAAACTGGTGGAAAAATTGCATCAAAAATTGGTGCTAAGGCAGCTGCAAAGGGTGCTGGAAGATTAGCTGCAAGAGCAATACCGGGTATTGGAATGGGGTTAATGGCAGCTGAGGGTATTAGTATGGCTGCTGGAAGTCTAATGTCAGAAGAAGGTGGTGGAACTGCAGCTTTAGAATTGAATAGAATGAATACTGATGACCATGAAGTTGTTGATTTAGAATTATTTGGAAAATCACAAATTAAAGATTGGAACGTAGTAGAATCTCTTCCAATCAATAAAATTCAAGGACTAATAAACTATGATGATTGGGATAATTCTACAATGTCCCGATTTAAAGAAATTATAGCGTCCAAGGAAAAAACTGCTTCTGGTGAACTGGAACCACAAGCACCAACTGATACTAAAGCTAAAAAAATGGCAGGCGCTATGGAAAATCGTGCTTTAGAATCTGGTAAACAAAGTAAAGGGGCACAACCAAAGGAAACTAATACCGTGGTTAATGCCCCAACTACAAATGTAACTAATAATACTATTGAGGATAGAGCCTTCAATAACGACCCAACGACTCAACAACTCAATCCTTGGGCCGTTCGAGGGCAATATGCTTAAGAGTTAGCCAACTTCTCAAAATAAGACATTGGGTCATCCCCCTCGTCAACTTCAACTGACTTGACAGCAGGAGCGGGTGTTGATGTTCCAACTCCTGTTTCAATACCAAGAACACCATTCAGCTTGGTTTTGAGTTCGTCATATGACTTGAACTTTGCGGGAGAAATGAGTTCCGACAGGGAATACGTCTGTTTCCAAACCGTTTCCATCTCATCTTCGTCCTTCAAGAACTGAGAAGGTTCTGCGAAACCGGACTTATCATAGTTCCAGTAACCCTCGACTATACGAATCTTGAGTTTGAAGTCAGCACCATCCCATAAGTCAAATGGGTTTACTGGGGTGTCATCCTCAAAATCAGGTTGCATAGCCTCCGTGAGTTTGTCGAAAATCTTCTTCCCATATCTAAAGAGAAAAACCTTTCCTTCGTTCTCGGGGTTAAGTTGGTCAGTCTTAACATATACGTTGGAGTAATAGTTAAGTCTGCGTTT